ATGCAGCTTGTTCAAAATGGCGATACGCGGCCGCTTCCTTTCTTCATGGTTCAATCGAGCGACCATGCTTCACCGCTCACGGGTGCTGTGCCAGCGGTTGTGATATCGAAGAATGGCGCGGCTTTTGCTGCGCCGGCGGGGGCGGTCGCCGAGATTGGCAATGGTTGGTACAAGCTGACGCCGACCGCGACCGACACCGGAACGAATGGCATGCTGCTCGTGCATGCGACGGCCTCCGGCGGCGACCCCGCGGATTTCGATGCCCAGATCGTGGCCTTCAATCCCTACGATTCCGTGCGCGGTGGTCTGGCCGCGCTGCCAGGCGTGGCGGCGGGGGCGGCGGGCGGGTTGCCGCTCGGGAATGCGGCGGGCAACGTCTCGGTCGCGGGGTATGCGACGGGACAGGATCCGGCGACGCTAGTGCTCGACGCTTCGGCCGCGGCTCACACTGTCGCCGGCACGATCGGCGCCGACATCAACGCGGCCGCCGCTGGTGGCGGGGCGTCGGGTGGCGCGACGGTGGCGCAGATTCTCGACGGCAGTCTGGCCGGCCATAGCACGGCGGGGACGGTTGGCGCGGCGCTCGGCAATCTGGTCAATGCGCTGACCGAATCCTATGCGGTGAACGGTCAGCCGGCCTCGCTCGCGCAGCTGCTCTACGGCATCTTCGCGATGCTGGCGAATGTCTCGCAATCCGGCGCCGTGCTGACCGCGACCCGGCTCGACGGCTCGAGCCAGGCGATGAGCTTCACGCTCGACAGCGCCACCGCGCCGAGCAGCCGGAAGCGAGCGGCATAGGATCGGCCGAGCCCTCGCGCTTTCTTTCACTGCACCCTGACCCCTCCGGCCCCAACGGGCTGGCGCGTCCCTCCCCGCTGTCGCGGGCGAGGGATTTTTTGTGACGGGAGAAGCAATGCCGACTTGGCCGATCAATCTGGGGCTGGGCGCGAGCGGGACGGCATCGCTGCTGCTCGATGGGCTCGGCGCATCAGGTGGGGGCGCATCGGGCGGGGGCGGATCGCCGGGCGGTGGCTCCTCTGGCGGTGGCGGGGGGCCGGCCGCGCTGTCGCGACGACGGACGATCGTGCCGGCGGCGATCTCGGGTTACGCCGGGCGGGATTTTCCGGCGCTCTCGATCGTGGCCGACGATGTGTTCGGCATCGATCTGGGCGCGGCGCTCGACGATGGCGACAGGCTGGTCGCGTCCACGCTCGCGCTGATCTTCTTTCCGGTCGAGGGTGGGAGTCCGAGCTTCACCGCAGCGGTCGACGGCCCGGCCGGGCTGATCGGCACCGTGGCGGCGCAGGCGATCGGACGGCCGCCGGCCGGGCGCTATCTCCTGGGGTTCACCTGCGGCACGGCGAACGGCCGCACGATCGCGATCCATTCCTTCTTCAACGCCGTGGGGCTGCCCAATGCCAGCTGAGGGACGCATGACGCCGCTTCGCCCGGAGACGATTCAATCCGGCTTCTGGGGCCGGCTGGCGACCGGGATGCGCTATGCCATCCGCGGCGTCGCGCCCGACGATTGGTTCGGGCCGCTGCAGCCGATCGAGCCGGTGGCGCCGGCGCTGGAAGCGCCGCGCCGGTTCGACTATGTGGCCGGGATCAACATCCAGTTCCGGCCGCGCGCCGAAGAGCCGGTCTCGTTCGCCCAGATGCGGGCGCTGGCCGACAGCTATGACGTGCTGCGGCTGGTGATCGAGACCCGGAAGGACCAGGTCGAGAAGCTGCGCTGGAACGTCCGGCCGCGGCCCGAAAGCGCGCCGACGGGCGACACGGGTGTACAGGGCCGGGCGGTGGCGAACGATCCCCGGATCCGGGCGATCGAAACCTTCCTGCGCAAGCCCGACGGCGTCCATCGCTGGGGCGGCTGGCTCAGGATGCTGCTCGAGGATCTGTTCGTGATCGACGCCGCCACGCTCTACAAGGCGCGCAGCGTCGGCGGCGGCCTGCTGGCGCTGGAGCCGATCGACGGCGCCACGATCAAGGTGCTGGTCGACGATCAGGGGCGGACGCCGGCGCCGCCGGATCCGGCCTATCAGCAGGTGCTGCACGGCGTGCCCAAGGCCGACTTCTCGCGCGACGAGCTGTTCTATCTGCCGCGCAATCCGCGCACCGCGAAAGTCTATGGCTTTTCGCCGGTCGAGCAGATCATCACCACGGTCAATATCGCGCTCCGCCGCCAGCAGGTGCAGCTGCAATATTTCACCGAGGGCAACATGCCCGAGGCGATTGTCGGCGTGCCGCAAGGCTGGACGATGGAGCAGATCCGCGAGTTCCAGGAATATTGGGACACGATCATGGCGGGCAATTCGGCCGAGCGCCGGCATGCCCGCTTCGTGCCGGCCGATTTCCACTACCAGGCGGTTCGCGAGGCGCCGCTCAAGGACGAGTTCGACGAGTGGCTGGCGCGCGTCGTCTGCTATGCCTTCTCGGCGTCCGCCGCGCCCTTCACCCGGCAGATGAATCGCGCCACCGCGGAGACCGCGCAGGAGATGGCGCTGGAAGAAGGGCTGGGCCCGATCATGCTCTGGATCAAGGACATGATCGACCAGGTCATCGAAGAGGATTTCGGCTGCGCCGACCTGGAATTCGAATGGGTCGACGAGAAGGCGACCAACCTGCTGGAGCAGGCGCGGATCACCGAGATGAAGCTCAGCATGGGGCTGAAGACGATCAACGAGGCGCGGGCCGAGGCCGGGCTGGATCCGGTCGAAGGCGGCGACACGCCGCTGATCTTCGGCGCCGGGGCGGTGACGCTGGCAAGCGTGGTGGCGGGGCAGAACGTCGGGGCAGCCCCCTCACCCGGCAGCGCGCTTCGCAGCGCCGCCGACCTCTCCCCGGAGGGGCGAGGTCCAAAAGCCGCTCCTCCGACTCCCTCGGTCTCACGGGGAGTGGGGCAGGGCGAGGGGACCGGCGATGCGACACACCAGACTATGGAGGAGTAGCAGCATGCGGCTTTACGCCAGGATCACCAAGATCGACCATGCCGAGCAGATGGTGTTCGGCTATGCCTCGACCGAGGCGCTGGACAGCCAGGGCGAGATCGTGAAGCGCGAGGCGCTGGAGGCGGCGCTGCCCGATTATATGCGCTTCGCCAATATCCGCGAGATGCACCAGCCCTCGGCAGTCGGCGTGGCGACCGAGGCCGAGCTCGACGAGAAAGGGCTGTTCCTCGCCGCCAGGATCGTCGATCCCACCGCGTGGGAGAAGGTGGTCGAGGGCGTCTACAAGGGCTTCTCGATCGGCGGCAAGGTGACGTCGCGCGACCTGGCGCAGAAGCATGTCATCACCGGCGTCACGCTGCATGAGATCAGCCTGGTCGACCGGCCGGCCAACCCCGAGGCGGTGTTCACCATGTACAAGGCCGAACCTGTCGACACGGTGGACGCGCATGCGCCGCTGGACAAGATCGGCGCGCGCAATTCCGCATCCGATCTGGCGCTGATCCAGGACATCCATGATCGCGCGGCCGAGCTCGGCGCGACATGCTGCGGGGATGATGACGACGATGCGGACGATCGGGAAAAACTTGCGAAGATGGCCGGCGCGCTGAGCGTCGCGCGAACCCGGATCGCGGCGCTCGAGGCCGAGCGGGATGCGCTGGCGAAGGCGCTGGCCGCCACGCCGGCGGTGCGCAAGGCCGCGCTCCGCGCAGTGCCGATCGACAAGGAAGCCGACCGGCTCGCCGGCTTTGACTCACGCGATCCCGCGACGACGGATCCGGTCGAGCTCGCCAAGCGGGCGCTGCGGCGGCCGCTCACCCTGGCGCAGATCGAGAAGATCGCGAACCGCTGACGCGGACCCGCCAGGGTTCGGTTCCTCGACATCACCCCCACCTGGCCTCTCTCGACGCGGGAGAGGTGAGGAATGCCTTCAATCCGGCGGTCAGGCCCGTCTGCCGGAATCATGCAAACGCGCCCTTGGGCAAGGCCCCAGGATGGAGCCTGCTCGATGAATGGAAACGTAACCGCCGAGACGCTGGCGCTGATGAAGGAGACGCTGGCGAGCGGCGGATCCGAGACCTTGGCCAAGACGATCACCACCGGCACCGGGCTGCTCGCCTTCGATCTGCAGCCCTCGGCCAAGAATCTCTATCCGGCCGCGACGCCGATCCGCAACGTGCTGCCCCGTGTGGGCGGCGGCACGGGCACGGCCACCAACTGGCGCCAGGTCAACGCCATCATCGGCTCGGGCTGGGACGCGAGCGGCTGGGTGCCGGAAGGACAGCGCTCGGGCCGGATGAGCGTCAGCACCTCCACCCGCTCGGCTTCCTACGCGACGATCGGCGAGGAGGATTCGGTGACGTTCGAGGCCGTGTCCGCGGCGCAGGGCTTCGAGGATCTGCAGGCGACCGCCACGATGCGCCTGCTGCAGAAGATGATGCTGAAGGAAGAGAACGCCATCATCGGCGGCAACGGATCGCTCCAGCTGGGCATGCCGCCGACTCCGTCGGTTTCGGCGAGCGGCTCCAGCGGCGCGCTGCCGGCGGCGACCTATTCGGTGATCGTCGTGGCGCTCACCTATGAGGGCTATCGCAATTCGAGCATCGCGGCCGGCGTCGCCACCAGCAAGAGCGTCGCCGGCGCCGACGGCGCCAGCTTCACGCTGAATGGCGGGGCTTCCGCCGCGTCGGCCAACGCCACGCAGGCGGTGACGCTGGGACAGATCCTGTTCGCCTCGGTCACGCCGGTGACCGGCGCGGTCGCCTATGCCTGGTATGTCGGCGCGGCGGGGTCGGAGAGGCTGCAGGCGATCACGACGATCAACAGCGCCGCCTTCTCGGCGCCGCTGGCCACATCCAGCCAGGCGGCTTCGGCGATCACGGCCGATTTCTCCGCCAATCCCGGCCTCGCCTTCGACGGGCTTCTGACCTCGGCTCTCAAATCCGGATCGGGCGCCTATGTCAGCGCGCTCGCGACCGGCACGGCGGGCACGGGCACCGCGCTCACCGCGTCGGGGCGCGGATCGGTCAACGAGATCGATCTGATGCTGCAGAAGATGTGGGATCTGTACCAGGTCAGCCCGACCGTCATCTACGTCAACAGCCAGGAGCAGCGAAACCTCACCGGCAAGGTGCTGAACAGCGCCTCGGCGCCGCTGCTGCGCTATACCACGGACGGCAAGGATCCGTTCGGCATCGTGGCGAACGGCGTGGTCGAGTATTACTACAATCCGTTCGCGCTCGACGGCGGCTACAAGATCCCGGTCAAGATCCATCCCTTCATGCCGCCCGGCACGATCATCGGCTGGTCGGAGAATCTGCCGGCCCAGTACCAGTCGAGCAATGTGCCCAACGTCGCGGAGGTGAAGACACGCCGCGACTATTACCGGATGGACTGGCCGTTCCGCACCCGCGCCTATGAATTCGGCGTCTATGCCGAAGAGGTGCTGGCCGTCTACGCGCCCTTCGCGATGGGCGTGATCACCAACATCGCCAATGGCTGAACCAGCGGGCCGGCCTTCGGGCCGGCCCTAGGGCCTGGCCCGGCCGTTCTCGAATCCCCTTCACCGGAGAGGCAGCCATGACGCGACCGAGATGCGGCGCCGCGCGACCGCACCTGTGCCCCGTTCGCCGGATCGGCGGAGGCGGGCGATGAGCGCCGACGATCTGGTTACGATCGACGACGTGAAGGCCTACCTCGGCGGCGATCTGCAATCGAACGACGACGCCGTGCTGCGGCGCCTGGTCGCCGCCGCGAGCCGGTTCCTCACCACCGCCTGCGGCCGGCAGATTCTCGAGCGGACCTATATCGAGCGCTATGACGGCAAGGGCAGCACGCGGCTCTACCTGCGCAACACGCCGGTCAATTCGGTGACTTCGGTCGCCATCGACGGCGTGCCGGTTCCGGCTTCGGTGATGGTGGCCGATCCGGGCTGGGCGCTGAACGGCAACGTGATCGTGCTTTACGGCTATTGGTTCCGGCGCGGCCTCGCCAATGTCGCGGTCACCTATGACGCGGGCTATGTCGCGCCGCCGGCCGATGTGGCCGAGGCGGTGATGGAGCTGGTCGGGCTGCGCTATCGCGGCAAGGATCGGCTCGGCAAGACATCGGAAAGCCTCGGCGGCGTGGCGACGACATCCTACAGCCAGAAGGATGTCAGCCCCTTCGTGCAGAGCGTGATCACGCGCTATGCACGGAGCAACCTCGCGTGATCCGCACCTTTCTCGAGGGCGAGGATACCGTTCGGACCTGGCTCGGCGCGATTCCCGCCAGGACGGAGGCGGTGCTGTACCGGGTGGCGCCGGATCTGCTGGATCAGATCCGCGCACAGATGGAGCAGGCCGCCGCCGCATCGGCCGTCCGTTCCGACCGCGAAACGCTGCGCGCGCACTTGCGACGGCACGGCCCCGCCGAGCACCTGCCGCGCGATCATCCGGCACGCTCGCAGCGATCGTCGCTGCGGGCGGTGCTGGCGGAAATGGGACCGACGATCCGCGCCGCGCTGTCCGACGCGATAGTCGAGGAGCTTCAACCATGAACCGGGAAGCGATCCAGGCGGCGCTCTTCACGCTGCTGACCGACAATTGCTCGGGCGTCACCGCGCTCAGGCTGGCGAGCCGGCGCCTCAAGCCGCCGCAGGATGTCGGTCCGGGCAATTGCCCGGCGCTGTTTCAGATCTATAAGGGCGAAACGGTGGAGTGGGCCGCGGGGCATCTGCTCAGGCGGCTCATGCATATCGAGCTCGTGCTCTATGTCCATTCCGGCGACAAGAGCTTCCCGACCTCGTCGCTGCTTAACCCGTTGCTCGACGCCATCGAGCAGGCGTTCGGGGCGAGCGACCCGGGGCAGGTGCAGACTCTCGGCGGCCTCGCCAGGCGCGTCACCATCAACGGCCGGATCGAAACCGACGAAGGGCTGCTGGGCGACTATGCCTACGTCATCGTTCCTGTCGAAATCCTGACTCCCTAGGCTGAATCGACATTCAGCGTATCCATAGAAGTGCGGCGGCGAGCAGGACGAAGCTGAGGAAGTTTATGGCCCGGCGGTCGTATCGCGTGGCGATGCGGCGGAAGTGCTTGAGCTTGTTGAA